CTAGAGGTAGTAAAGATCTAACCGGTGTTATTGCTGATGCTACTAGAATCGTTGGCGCCTTTGGTCCAATGGGAAAATTACTTGGAGATACTTTTGGTAATATTTCCGGCGAACTAATACAGATGAACCGCGATCTGATGGCATCGTCTAAATTTGGAATGACATTTGGCCAAGATCTAGGATTATTTTCAAAAGAACTTGCTCTAGCAGGAATAGGTCAACAGCAATGGGTCAACATGCTGCAAAATAATTCAAAATATCTTGCAGGTACCGGTGGCACAGCAGAAATAGCAGCGGCTCGATTCTTAGGAGCAAGTCAAGCATTGCAAAAAGATGCTGCGGTTATAGCTGCTAGGATGTCGGGAATTGATTTTTCAGAATTTACAGACGAGCTATTAGTTAGTACTAATATGATGCGTTTTAATTCTGTCAGTAGTGAAAGAACACAAAAAGTTTTACAAGATTCTGTAATTCAAACAACAATAGAAATTGACAACATGTCAAGAATTACAGGCAAGAGTCGTCAAGAAATTCAAAAAGGCATGGACCAGACGATGAAGAGCAACACTATGCAATTGGCTATGATGGCCATGAGTGCAGAAGAGTTAGCTCGCTATAAACAACAGTCTGCTTCAATTAATCAATATGGTGAACCAGTAGCAAAACTATTTGCTGAAATGTCAGCCAACAGAGGAAATGTAGTTAATAGAGAAACTGGAGCAACTGCTGCCGCACTAGAAACTATTGCTCCGCAAGCTGCAAGAGCGTTACGTGAATTGTCTACTGAAACTGATGCAGAACGACGTCAACAACTGCAAATGGAATTTGAATTTAGAATGGCTGAAGCAGCTTCCGACAAAGAAAGAATGAAGCAATTTGTGGCTTTAGCTGAAAGAGGTGAACCAGGTGTAAGAGAAATTGTTCAAACGTTAATTCAAGGTCAGGCTATGCTTGGCGCAACGTCAGAAGCTTTAAAAGCAGGAGGCGGCACTATTGAAGGATATGTTTCTCAAAGAGAAGCAGCTTTAAAAAGAGCAGAAACAGCAAGGACACCAGGATCTCCAGATCAACCACCAGGAGCCATAACTAGTCAAGTTATTATTGCTGCAGAAGCCGCTGTAAAAACAGCTGGTGCTGGTATAGCACAGGGATTTGATGAACTTAATACTGGTTTAGGTGATGAACTAAGAAAAATTGTAACAAACAGTGACGGCACTAATAATCTGCTAAAAGCGTTTAACATGGATGCAGTTAGCCCAGCAAAAATTAAAAGCCTTATCGAAGAAGCAGTTGGTTATTCAGGAAGATCTACTTTACCTGGATCACCAGGTGAACCAAGTGCCGAAACAAAAAGACAATTCAATATACGTAACGATGCAAACAGTCCAATTCATGTGCAAGGAACAGTTAGAATTGATCCTACCAGTCCTGTTACTAAACAAGCATTTGGATCTAAAGATACTTTTGGAGATTGGTTTGGTGGACCAAATAATTTGTTATCGTTTATGAACGAAAGAGGTCCGGAAGCAGTAGTTCCAATGGAGAAAGTTGGAGAATTCATGAACGACATGGTAGCCAAAAATCCTGGCATGTTATCAGGATTACAAGGCAGTTTACGTAATGCTATGTCAGAGAATAATCCAACAGTAGCAATACAAAAAGCATTTGAACAGTTTTCTTCATCTATTAATATTCCTTCTACTATTAGTTCTTCTGGAACTAGTTCTGCAATCAATGGTTCTATAGTTGAAAGTAAGTCCACTTCTGACCTCCACGAAGCTATAGAAAAGTTAAATAGTAAGATGGATAAACTTATAACCGCGGTTGAAGACGGTGCAAACGCAAATGTCAAAGCTGTTAAAAGCAGGGGCAATTTGATTGCCTAAGGATAACAAATGAGTTGGAAAAAATATTTTACACCAGTACCTACAAGCATAGGCTCGAGTTTAAGCCCAATTAACGGATCAACTCAAGCTAAAGCTGGACCAGCTCGAACAAACTATTCTAGCTTTTTACCAGATGTATATACAGGTAGTCCAAATCGTATTGAAAGATATCAGCAATATGAAGTTATGGACAGCGATCCTGAAGTAAATGCCGCACTAGATATCCTTGCAGAATTTACTACTCAAAAATTAAAAGACGGCAAAACACCATTTTTAGCACAGTGGAGACACAAAGCCACTAATAGTGAAGTTAGAATTCTTGCTGAATATTTGCAACAATGGTGTAAGTTAAACAAGTTTGATACACGTATATTTCGTATCATGCGTAACACTTTTAAATATGGTGACGCATTTTTTATTAGAGATCCTGAAACTCAAAAATGGCATTACGTTGATCCAAGTAAAATTACAAAAATTATTGTTAACGAAAGTGAAGGTAAAAAACCTGAGCAATATGTAATTAAAGACCTTGCTCCAAACTTCATGGATCTAGTAGTAACACAAATAACTCCTAATATTAATCCAAGACAAGGTTCAGGTGGCTTGTCGGGTGCAGGAGGCTTTCCAGGAGCAAGTCAAGCTAGTAAAGGTGCCCAAAGCCCATTTGGCGGAACTAGCGGCAGTCGATTTGGTACAACAGAAACAGAATATACTATTGATGCAGAGCATGTTATTCACCTAAGTTTAAGCGAAGGTCTAGACAATAACTATCCATTTGGTAACAGTCTTTTAGAAAACATTTTCAAAGTTTACAAACAAAAAGAATTACTTGAAGATGCTATTTTAATCTATCGTATACAACGTGCTCCAGAACGTAGAGTGTTCCACATTGACGTGGGCAATATGCCAAGTCACATGGCTATGGCGTTTGTTGAAAGGGTTAAAAATGAAATCCATCAAAGACGTATTCCTAGTCAAACTGGCGGCGGCCAAAACGTTATTGATTCAGCATATAACCCGTTATCAATCAACGAAGACTATTTCTTCCCACAAACAGCAGAAGGACGAGGAAGCAAAGTTGAGACACTTCCAGGCGGTACAAATCTTGGTGAAATTGATGATTTGAAGTATTTTACTAATAAATTATTCCGCGGTTTGCGTATTCCAAGTAGTTATTTGCCAACAGGCGCAGATGATAGCCAAGCATCATATAATGATGGCCGTGTTGGGACTGCATACATTCAAGAATTACGTTTTAACAAGTATTGTGAACGATTACAAAGCCTAGTAACTGCTGTTTTTGATGAAGAATTTAAACTTTACATGCACGGTAAAGGCGTAAACATTGATGCAAATTTATTTGAATTAAAATTTAATCCGCCTTTAAACTTTGCAAGTACACGTCAAAGTGCTCTAGATAGTGAACGCATTAATACATTTAACACTATTCAAGCTGTACCATTTATGTCAAAACGTTTTGCAATGAAACGTTTCTTAGGTCTGTCAGATGATGAGATTGCAGATAACGAACGCCTATGGGGCGAAGAACAAGGTAAAGGTCAACCTACTATGACTGACGCTGCAGGCGAACTACGTAGTGCAGGCCTTAGTGCTGCAGGCATTGAAGGCGATTTAGGCGCCGCAGCTGATCTGTCTGGACCAGAAGATATGGAAGGTGATATGGGAGCAGAAGCTCCAGCAGGCGCACCAATGCCAGTTGCCGGGGCACCCGCTGCCGCACCAACTGTATAAATATTAATATGATTTTACGCGAACTTTTCTATATTGATCCTGATACACGACGTCAAGCAAACGATCTTCGTTATGATGCTGACCGTGATACAGCCACTTTACATAGAGATGATACTCGCAAAACACGATTGACACTACGTCAAATCAACGAATTACGCAAGTCAAGCGAAGCACATATACTAGAGCAGGAGCGTGAATTAGACTTTATACATAGTATGTACATGAATCCAGCACAGCCTGCAGCATAAATATCCTATTGAAACGGTCAAAACTGACTGTTTTTAGGGTATTTTCATACCGTTTTTAATATAATGTGTAAATATAATACAGCCTTGTCATCAAATCACAGGAGAATACAACATGACTGACCGCAATCAATTTGAAGCCATGCTTGAGGCATTGATCAATGAAGATCAAGAAACAGCAAAAGAAATTTTTCATAACATCGTAGTAGCAAAATCACGCGAAATCTACGAAGAATTACTATCTGAAGATTTTGATTTAGAAGAAGCTTCTAAAGAAGAAGACGACGATAAAAAAGAAGCTAAAAAAGACGACGACGACGAAAAAGTTGAAGAAGCTTTTGGTGAAGAAGACAGCGAAGAAGAACCAGAAGACGAACCAGAAGACGACAGCGATGATGTAGGTGGCGATGCTACTGATGACATGATTGGTGACGTTACAGACGGCGAAGAAGACGATAGCGAAGACCTATCAGACGAAGAACAAACAGATCGCATTTTAGATCTAGAAGATGCTTTAGAAGAACTAAAAGCAGAATTTGAACAGCTAATGGCTGGCGAAGAAGGCGAAGAGCCAGGAATGGACATGCCAGCTGAAGAGCCAGGAATGGATGCTGGAATGGGCGACATGGACATGGGCGCACCAGAAGAACCAGTTGACGAATTACAACGTTTCATGGAATATGTAGACAAAGTAGCACTTCCAAAGCACGGTGACAACGGTGCAAACACCAAGTCAATTGTAGCTGGTAAGAACGATATGGGCGGTACAACTGCTAACATCGCAAAAGGCGGCGAAGCCAAAGGCGAAGGTACTAAAGGCGGATTACTAAACCCAGCTGCTAAAGAAGACAACGCAGGCAACATCAACGTTCCAGGCGGCAATGCTGGTAAGACAGCATTCAAGAAGAAAGAGCCAGGACATGGTGCTGAGAAGAAAGGCGCTGGCGAAAGTGCTGACAACAAGAAATCACTTGTTGGTAGTAGATAATTTAAACAGAGACTTATAAAATATGTCTTTATACCTCCGAGAGAATCTCAGTTTCAACGAAGCCAAAATGGTCGTTGAATCTGATGACAAAGAAGGAAAAAACTTGTATATGTCTGGGATTTGTATCCAAGGCGGTATACGTAACGCTAACCAGCGTGTTTATCCTGTGCAAGAGATTGGCAAGGCTGTCAAGACCCTTAACGATCAGATTCAAAACGGCTATTCAGTTCTCGGAGAAGTGGATCATCCAGATGATCTAAAAATTAATTTGGACCGTGTAAGTCACATGATAGTAAACATGTGGATGGATGGTCCAAATGGTTATGGGAAGTTGAAAATACTTCCTACCCCTATGGGACAACTAATCCGTACAATGCTGGAAAGCGGAGTTAAATTAGGTGTCAGTTCACGCGGATCCGGAAACGTCAAAGATGACGGATCCGGTGAAGTTTCAGATTTTGAGATTATCACAGTAGATATGGTAGCTCAACCTAGTGCTCCTGGAGCATATCCTACACCAATCTATGAACACTTGATGAATAGTCGAGGCGGTCTTAGTGCCTTGCGTATAGCGCAAGAGGTGAAAGGTGATCCTAAAGCACAACAATATCTCAAAGAGAGCTTATTAGGAATAATAAGCAGACTCCAATAACAAGGAGAATCACATGTTGGATGCACTAAAACAATTATTTGAAAACAATGTGATTTCTGAGGAGATCAAAGCATCAATTGAAGCCGCTTGGGAAGCTCGCATCGTCGAGAACCGTGAACAAGTAGCTGAACAACTACGCGAAGAGTTTGCTCAAAAATATGAGCACGACAAGCAAACAATGATCGAAGCTGTTGATCGTATGATTACAGACCATCTATCACAAGAGCTTGTTGAATTTGCCGATGATCGTAAGCAATTAGCAGAAATGAAAGTCAAGTATGCTCAAAAAATGAAAGCAGACGCTACACTAATGAAGGAATTCGTTAGCCGTCAGTTGGCTGCTGAAGTTAAAGAGTTACATGAAGATCAAGTGGTAATGGCTAACAAGTTTGGCAAATTAGAGCAATTCGTAGTAGAGGCTTTGGCTGAAGAAATTGCAGAGTTTTACAAAGATAAACAGGACCTAGCAGAAACTAAAGTACGCTTGGTTCGTGAAGGTCGTGAACAACTTGTAAAGGTAAAACAACAATTTGTAGAACGTGCAGCTAAGATGGTCGAAGGTGTTGTAACAGCAGGTCTAAAAACTGAAATTACATCACTAAAAGAAGACATCGAAGCAGCTCGTCGTGCAGATTTTGGTCGTAAGTTATTCGAAGCATTTGCTCAAGAATATCAAGCATCATACCTAAACGAGAAGTCAGAAACTGCTAAATTACTCAAGGTCATAGACATGAAGGATGTTGCTGTTCAAGAAGCTGCCAAAGCTATTGAAGAAGCTCAAACTATCGTAGAAAGTAAAGAAGCAGAGATTGCAGCTTTGAAAGAAGCACAGCAACGCAAAGAAATCATGAATGAGTTACTTGCTCCGTTAAACTCGGAACAACGTGAAATCATGTCAGAGTTAATGGAGAGTGTGAAAACCTCAAAACTAAATGAAAGTTTTGAAAAGTATCTCCCAGCCGTAATAGCTGGAAAAGCTCCGCAGAAGAAACAGGCACTTGTAGAGGCTAAAGAAATTACAGGAAACAAAGTTTCCAACAGCAATCGTAGCAGCAACGAAGACGGTAACATCATCGATATTCGTCGTCTTGCTGGACTAAAAATTTAAGGAGAAATTTAAATGTCAGAACTACTAACAAGCCGTTGGGCAGAGACTAAGGAAGCTCTTTTAGAAGGCCTACAAGGCACTAAAAAGTCAGTGATGGGCGTAACTCTTGAGAATACTAAAAAGTATCTTCAAGAATCTGCTACAGCTGGTGCCACTTCTGCCGGCAACGTTGCAACACTAAACCGCGTGATTCTACCAGTAATCCGTCGTGTTATGCCAACCGTTATTGCTAACGAGTTGGTTGGCGTACAGCCAATGACTGGCCCAGTTGGTCAAATCCATACATTGCGTGTTCGCTATGCTGACACATCAAGCAATGCTGGTGTAACAGCTGGTGAAGAGGCATTAAGCCCATTCAAGATTGCTGAAGGCTATTCAGCTGATTCTACAGGTCGTGCTGTTTCTAC